CGCGAGGTGCGGCAGCGCGTCAGGCGTCATCAGGTGCGCCACCGTCTCGCAGCAGCGCACGGCCACCAGCACCAGCGCACGGCGCGTCATGGCGCCACGCGAGTGGGCCTTGCCCACCAGCCACATCATGTCCCCGCGCGTCGTCGACGTCTCCCACCAATCCCGCAGGGTGGGGCTCTCGGCGGCGCGGGCGAGGCCCTCGACGCATGGATTCAGGGCAAGCAAAATCTGTCGGTTGGTCATGATGTGTTGTCCTCCTACGCCGAAAGCCCCGGCTGACGGGGCTCGCGGGGGCAGGGTGTGGGGGGTGGTCAGATGCGGGCGGCGATGGCGCGGGCGCACACGTTTTCCGCGTGAGTCGCCGACGTCCAGTTGCCATTCTCGGGGTTGACGTGGCGCCCAGAGGCGGACTCGTATTCGCAGCTAGCAAGGGCGATGTCACACCACTTGACAGTCACCGTGTCGCCGGCAGCGGCGGCTTCGTTGCGAAGGGTGCGAATCTGTCGGCGGGTGGTCTTGATGGTCATTGTGTCTGTCCTCCATGGGGCCGGTCTGACCCCGTGAGCCCATTCTACACACCCGGAAAACAATGTCAAGCACTACGCGCGTGGGACGGATCAGGGCGTTGCGATGCGGCGCGAGACTTGCGCATGCGATCTTTGTTGATCTCGGTGACGCACTCGCGAACGCCGCAGCATGGATAATCCGGTCTCTGCGGCCGGCCGGTGACTTCGAGGGACGTGCCGCACCACCAGCACACCAACGGTGGCAGCGCAGCGCGCTCCCTTCGGATTGCCTCGCGCGCCGCTGCCAGACGCCGCTCAGTCCTCGCGCGGGCCTTGGCCCTGCGGCACTCGGGGGCGGAGCACCACGAGCGCCCTGTCTCCGCCGCAGCTCCCCACAGGCGGGTCCGCACGCCGCAGCACTGGCAGGGCGCGTACTGCGGCTGCTGGATCTTGCCCCTCTCCCGTCGGCTCACCGCCTGCGGACGGCGGTCAGGCGGTGCGTCACGGCGCGTCGGACCTTTCGGGGCCTTGCATCTGGCGATGTGGTCGTCGATCACGAGCTCGCGGCCGTCGCAGACCTCGATGGCCTCACGGTCGTGCTCGTCGCGGCAGGCGAGGCCGGCGTCGACGCCGCACTCGTCGCAGCGGGCGTAGTGAGACCAAGGCCCGCGCTCGATGACACGGCGGATCTCGGGCTGCTTGTCGCCGTATGCCGTCAGACCTTGGGCCTTGCCGGTGCCGTATGTGCTGAGGCCACAGAAGCAGGACCGCTCGCCGCACTTTTTGCAGGTCATGCGTCCCTCTCGTAGAACGACTGCAACGCCTGGTGCCGACGCTGCGCACGGCGCCGCACCTCCCATGCGTCGGCGAGGATGACCACAGGCTGCCCCACGACAGGACGGGAAAGGGCCACCACATCACCCACCTCCCTTGCGCGTGCGGAGGGCGTCGAGGGCGTCGAGGTCCGATCGCAGGCTCGTGACAGGGCCGATCATTCCGAGGCCGGCGTGCCAGTGATCGACCAATCGGCGAGCGTCGCCCACCACCGCTCGCATCGCATACACCTCTGCCAGAGCGGCGTCGCACTCGGCGCGGGCGGTGTCGAGGTCGCAAAGAACGGCGCGCAGCCCCGACGATGTGAGGCGTGCCTCGTCGGCGCCACCGATCTGCACAGAGACGATGTCCTCCTGATCGATCATCCGCATCGTTGATCGAACACGAAGAAATTTCTTGATCTCCAGGTAGTCTTTGTCGCTCATCACTCACCACCCTTCACGTTGCTGGCGGCAAGGCTGACGCGGTGGTCCTGCTGCGCCCTCTCCAGCGCGGCCCGCATCTTCGCCGCTGACTCTTTGGACCGCACCTCTGCAATGCGCCGCTTCGCTGCGGCTGCGGCATTGGGGACGCCAGCCCTGACGGCGTCGATCAAGTCGTCGAAATCGTACCCGCTCCAGTTCATGCGGCTCATGCCTTCTCCTTCACGTTTGCGGTGTCGATCCCGCTCGCCTCGAGGGCGTCGTCGATGCGGTCGGCCAGCTGGTCTGCCCCTACGCCGTCGACGTAGACCCGATGGCAATGCGAGTGCTCCACGCTTGCCACAATCTCCGTCTGCGCCTCCCTCAACAGCCCCTCCAGTTCCGCCACGCGGGAGCGGAGGGTGTCGCGTTCGGCGAGCAATTGCGGGGCGTTGGCGATCAACTCGATGTCGGCATCGCTGATTTTGACGCCGTGGTAACACTCCGTCTCGCCGTCGCTGGTGCGGGTGTAGCTGTCGGCAATGATGACGGGCGTGCGGCCGGCAAAAACCGACACCCACGTCGTGGGTCTGATGCGACCTCCGCTCGGCTTGCGAACGATCGTCCACGGACCCGGCGTGTGCTTCTGGTCCGTCATCACTCCACCCCATTCGTGTCGGTCGCGCCGTGCCGGACGTCGAGGCCAGCGGCGCGGCGGGTGACGCAATCGGGGCAGGCGCACTCCAGCGCGTCACCTGGGACGGTGTCGAGGGCGGCGAGGGTGGCGTCGACGACCTGCGAGTTGCACAGCCCGCCAGCCTTGGCGAACCTGACCGCATCGGCCACCGTCTCCAGCGCCTTGATCCGCTCCTGCGCCGCAGCGAGCTGGATGCCCACCTCGTCGCGGGCGCGCTCGGCGGCGATGACGGCGAACTCAAGGCCCACTTGCACCTTGATGGCCTCGGCGAGCTGCATCCGCAGACCTTCAGCAGCGGCCTCGGCGCCTGCCGCCTGTTCGCGTGCCTTCACGATCTCGCCGGCAGCTTCAGCTGCAAGTTGTTGCTGTCGTGTCGACGTGATGGCCTTCGCGCGCTCAATGAATCCGTGCAGTGTCTTTTCGGTGCGGTCACGCTCCCGCACCGCCTCATCCCTCGCCGCGATGGCCACGTCAGCGGTGGAGGAGAGGGCGGCGTCAAACTCGTTGATCGCGACGACGGGGTCGCTCGACCCAAAGTAGGCCCGCGTGACCGCCGTCCACCGGTCCCGCAGCTCCACCACCATCCTCTCCGCTGCGTCAGCGCGGCCCCCCTCGCGGTTGGCCTGCGCCTCCATCTCGGCGGCGCGGTCGGCTTCCGCCGACAGCAGCCGTTCGGTGTCCTGCCGCGCGCGCTCGGCGTGTTTGGCCTTGTCGCGATAGCGGCGCATCTGCTCACCGTCGAGGTCGTAGGCCTCGCGGGTCATGATGCGGACGACGTGGTCGCCGGCATTGACGTGGGAAACGGTGACGTCGTACCCGTCACGCTGCATCATGCTGTCAACGGCTCGGGCACAAGCAGCCTCAAGGGCTGCACGGATCTTGTCTGTCATGTCTGTCCTCCGACCGTGAGACTACACGGTGCGCGTGTGGTGTCAAGTGAAAAGCGCGGGTTGGTAGTGGCGACCCAGGCGGCGCGCTGCGATCTCGTAGTGCTCGGGCTTCTCCTCTGACGTGATGCAGCGCCGGCCCTCCATGGCGCACGCGAGGGCCGTTGTACCGCTCCCGCAGAACGGGTCGACGACGAGGTCACCGGGGCGGGAGTAGTCGCGGACGATGGCTTGCATGAGGCCGAGGGGTTTGGCCCCGAGAATGCCCCCACGGTTAGCCATCGCGGGATCTTTTCGGCTGTCGTTGTGGTACCCGCCCGGAAGCGCCCCCCATCGCTGCATCTGCTGTGTCCGTGGGCGGGAAACAACGATCCAACACGTCCACGACGACGGGCCGTCACCAGACAGACGAATAGGGCCACCCTCATTCATCCACGGCAAGGGCGCGAAGACGTAGCGGCCAGCGTCGTCCATTGCGTCGGCATAGGCTGGACACAGATCGTGCGACGTGAAGCAGACCATCCACCCCGCCGTTCGGGGTGCCCATGATGCGACGAAGTGGCGGACGTCGTCGGTGGTCCATGCGTCATACGCGATTGCCTTTCTGTGGTGCTTTGTCGGTGTCGGCGCGTCGGTGGTCCGCTGCCCCTCATGCGTCCTCGCCGAGTACGGCGGGTCACAGATGACCGCGTCGCACGTCGTCACATCCGCCAGCGCGTCCTGCCAGCGGCCAAGACGGAGATCGATGGGGCTAGACATGGGACTGCTCCATCGCAGCAAGTTGCCGCTCAAGTTCCACCACGCGCGCCTCGGCGCGTCGGACGCGATCAAAAACGCGGTGCCATTGCTCCGTCGGCACCATGACGACGTCCCAATCGGCGAGGTGGATGCCGAGCCAACGAAGAATGCGGTCAATCATCGCGCACCTCGTCGAGGATTTCGCGGGCCTCTTTTGCGGCGAGGCCAAGGCGCACCACGCGGTGCATGAGGTCGCGGATGATCGCACCTTGCCGCTCGTGCTCGCGGCGCAGACGCTCCACCTCTGCCTCGGCACGTTCAAGGCGTCGGCGTTCGCTCTTGTTCATCATGGGCGACCTCGACCGGCGACAGACCGCACATGACGGTCGACGATGACGCCTTCGCGGTGCCAATGCGGGTCTTGTCGTCGAGCCCACACGAGCTGGTGGTATCGCCCGAGTGCGAGGTGTGCGTCAGGCGTGCAGATCCACTCTCGGTACAACCCGTCGTGGTCATCCACCGCAACCACCACCATCCCCGGCGCAAGGTCGCTCTCGTCGATCACGGTGGGTTCTGGTGGGTCGCAGATGGTGGCGATAGGGATGACGCGACCGCCGCAGCCGACGTGCTTGCCGGTGCGACGGTCCCAGAAGTTCTGGCCGTTGAGGTCGCCGCACTTGGTACAGGTTCGCTTGGTCATGGTGTCACCGTCACGCCGTATCGGCGGATTGCGTTGTGCGCTGCTTCCTCGGCTGCCTTGACGCCGTACTCGAAGGAGTACCGGACGACGTCAAGCATGCGCTCTGCTTCCTCTCGTGTGATTCCGCGCGCAGGTACGCCGAGGATAGTTCGTCCGTCATAAATGACGATGCAAACATGACCCTTGCCGTTCCGTTGGTTGTCGTCTTGGATCGCGATCTTGATGCTCATCCGCACACCCCCATAATCCTCTGGTACACCGCACGCACGCGGCGCACGTCGTCGGCGCAGTAGGCCGCTACCTCGTCGATGCGACCGGCAAGGATGGCATCCCACACCTTGCTGCCGTCGATGTCGCCTTTCAGCAGCGGCACACCGAAGGCCACGCACGCCGCGTCGAGGCTGGCCCCACCGCGATAGTCGGCCTTCAGCGCGTCCATGGTGCACCACCACGGGCTTTCCCACGGCTTCAGGTTCAATGCATGGACCTGGTACGGGAGGCGCGCACCGTGGACCATGGCGCGCGTGCGCAGCATGGTGCGATCGAAGGCGGCGTTGTGGGCAACGATGCGATGGATGCCGGCGTCCTCGTAGAGGTCGACCAACTCCTGACAGACGCGGTGCACCAAGTCGCGCTCGCCCGTCGGCGAGGCGAAGTCGCGCGTGAACGTGATCGGCTCGTTGTTGTCGATCGCGAAGCTGACCACGGCGAGTTCGCCAAGCACGGGAGACAGGCTCGCGTCGCGCACGCTCTTGAGGCCGTCGGCCACGCTCTTGCCGTCGTGGAGGGCCTTTGCAGCCATCCACGCCAGCACCTCGGGACGGTGGGGTGGGCAGGTTTCGGTGTCGATGTAGAGGATGCTCATGGGGTCACACTCTCAATCTGGATGCGGCAGGCGTACTGGCGGGGCTCGCCGCGCTGTTGTCGATAGACCCAGGTCACCGGGTCGCGGGTGCTGTCGCCGGTGCCAAGCCACGCGGCTACCTCGTCGCGCACGCTCTTGAATCCGCCCGCGAGGTTGTCGGTGTCGAGGTCACGCGGACCGATGCGGACAAGCGTGACGACGACGGGGAGCGGTGGCTTTGGCATCTGGACAAGGGACCACTTCACGATCGTGCGCTCTTTCTTGCGCCGCTTCGCATCGGCTGCCCAATGCCCGTGCGAGCCGTTGGCGGGGCTCGTGATCTTGATGTGGAGGAGGAGGTCGATCATCGCACCCTCACCGCGCCGGACAGCGCCAGCGCGTCACCAAACAGGGCGCGCAAGCGACCGACCTGTGGCAGAGACGGACAGCACGTCTCCGTCTCCCACGACGACACAGCGGCGGCGGTACACCCGAGGTCTGCGGCGACCTCGCGTTGTGTGCGCCCGTTGCTCTCGCGCAATGAGCGCAAACGCTCACCGTCGAGTTCGATCCGCGTGCCGTTCCGTCTCTGCCACACGATCATGGGGTGCTCACTTCCTCAAAAAGGCGGGCCGCGTCGAGGGCTTCGCGGGCGCCGTGGTAGTCTTCTGCTGGGCGGCTGGCGCGGGCTCGTCGCCGGACTCGAGGGAGGCCAACTGCTCCGGCGTCATGGGCTTGAAGCCCTTGATCGTGTTCTTGTCGTCGGGGTACTCGTCGTTGCCCTTCTCGACGCCGATCACACCGATCATGGGCGTCTGCGCCGCGACGAGGTCGATGGGCGACGACCCAGTCACGCCAGCCGCAAGGAACGCGGCCTTGATCTGTCCGCGACCGATGCGGACGGCGTCGGCGCTCGTCGGGTGATGCGTGGTGAAGTTGCCCCACACCTTGCGGCCCTTGCCGACGCCAGCAATGATCGTGACCTCCATCTTGACGTAGCGGCTGCCCTCCTTGTTCTTGCTCGCCTTCGGCTCGCACCCTGTGATCACCGCCGGGTAATCACCGCGCTTGAGCAGATCGAAGGACATGGCCTTCTCGGCTTCGGTCGCCTCGAGGTCAAAGCCAAGGTCAAGGTCATCGGTCGCGGTGTCGTTGTCGTTCCAGCTCATGTGTCTGTCTCGTTTCGTTCTGTCTTGTTTTGCGGCGCCTATCCCCGCGTCAGGCTGGACCCGATGCGCTCGGGTGGGCGGTGGTCAGGTCTGCTCGTCTTCGGTGTCGAGAGGAGCACGCATCGACTCGACGACGGCACCAAGCCCATCGGACACGTCGATCACCGCCTCGAGGCCATCGCGCGACTTGGCGCGGCTGCGCCCGTCGTTCTTCGTGATGATCACGCGCTTCTCGCCCTTGGCCACAAGTCGCCACACGTTGTCCACCAGGTGCGGGACGTTCGTCGTGAGTCGCTGACCCGGAAGGAGGAGGTTGTAGTAGTCAACTTCCGTCTCGCCGATCTGGCGCTTGATGACGTGCTCCTTTGCGATGAACAGCACACCACACGGAAGGTCACGGAAGTCGGTCAGCATCCCAACGATGTGGTCGTCGACCTTGCCGTAGGACTGGCGCGGGTTTTTGTCCCTGCGCTTGTATTCGCGCAGCATCATCTCTGCGATCTCGCTGATCGAATCGACGACGACCCAATCAAACTTGAGCGCACCGCTCTGAAGCTTGCTGTAGGCGTCTTTCAGGTCGTCGGTGTCCTTGACCTCGGCGACGCTGATCCGCTTGCGCTCCGAGGCCGGAAAGAGCTTGAGCGAGCGCAAGCCATCCTCGGCTGACAGGATGAGCACACGCCCCGGCAGTGTTCCGGCCATCGTCGTCTTACCGACGCCAGCGTCGGAGTAGATGATGATCTTCGGATCGCTGTCCCCGATCGCTTCGTCGAGTGTCGTGATCGTGATTCCCATGTGCACCGTTCTAGGCGCGCCGGTCTGGCGTGTCAAGTATTTTTCTTGACTGGCGCCCACCGCGACGGTACGGCTAAGGCATGGAACCACGTTGGTATCAGACCGAGGCGATCGAGGCCCCCTTCACCTACTGGATGCGCGACAACCTGCCGGATCTGGCGTCGCCATGCATCGAAGTTCCCACCGGCGGCGGCAAGTCGGCGGTCATCGGCTGGACGGCAAAGCGTCTCGTCGAAGAGCACGACGCGCGCGTCATCGTGGCGACGCACCGCAGTGAGCTGATCGAGCAGGACGCCCTCGACATGCGCGAGGTGTGGCCGCAGGCCCCGATCGGGATCTACTCGGCTGGCCTCGGGCGGCGCGACTGGCACAGCAGAGTGGTCATCGCTGGCGTCCAGTCGGCCTACCGCAACGCGGTCAAGTTCGGTCACCGCGATGTGATGATCATCGACGAGGCCCACCTTGTGAACGCCGACGAGGGGACGCAGTATTGGCGCCTGATTGAAGGGCTGCGCCGGGTCAACCCGGACATGCGCCTGATCGGGTACACCGCGACCCCTTACCGGCTCGGGCAGGGCTACGTCACCTCGGGCGAGTCGGCCCTGTTCTCGGCGATCCCCTACCGGGTGAGCGTGCGGGCGCTCATTGAACAGGGCTTCCTCGCCCCGCTGGTCACTGGCTCACCGACTGCGACGATCGACACTTCACAGGTCGCGACGCGGGCGGGCGAGTTCGCGGCGCGTGACCTTGAGCTTGCGGCCAACGTCCAGGAGATCACGGACCACGTCGCGGACGACGTCGCGGCGGCGCTTCAGTCGGGTCGACGGCTGGCGCTCGTCTACGGTGTCTCCGTTTCGCACGCGGCCATGCTGCGCAACACGCTGCGGATGCGTGGTGTCCCGACGGAGATGATCGACGGCACCATGGACCGGCCCGCGCGGCGCCAGATCATCGCAGCCTTCAAGGCTGGAGAGATCCGGGCGCTGACCTCGTGCGACGTCCTCACTACGGGGTTCAATGTCCCCACCGTAGACGTCGTGGCTCTTGTGAGGCCGACGCAGTCCACTGCGCTCTATGTGCAGATCATCGGACGCGGGATGCGCACGGCGCCGGGCAAGAAAGACTGCCTTGTGCTGGACTACGGGGCCAACATCGCCCGCCATGGTCCCGTCGACGCCATCAAGGTTCGTGAGAAGCGGACCCGTGGCGACGACGAGGATCAGAAAGCCCCCGTGAAGGAGTGCCCGACGTGCTGCGCGGACGTCCCAACGGCGGTGCGCGAGTGCCCGCACTGCGGCCACCTGTTCCCGCCACCGGAACGCAAGGCAAACAAGGCCGCGTCGTACCTGCCGGTGCTGTCGCTCAAGATCCCGCAGAAGAAGACGGCGCACGACGTCGGCAGCTACACGATCCAGATCCACCGCAAGAAGATGGACGACGGGTCACCCAAGACCGTGCGGATCGATTACTTCGAGCCGGACAGCAACAACCACATCGGGGCCAAGATCGCGTCAGAGTGGCTGTGTGTGGAGCACGAACCGGGGACGTTCCCGCACCGCAAGTGGACGCAGTGGTGGGCGAAGAACGTGAACACGTCTCCGCTCCCTGCTGACGTCGACGAAGCGGTGAGGCGTCTCAACACAGCCGAGTTCCTCAAGGTGCGGTCCATCGTGGTGGAGCCGGATGGCGAGTTCACGCGCGTCGTCAAGTTGATCCAAGACGCGCCGCGCCAGCCAGGTGAGGACGCCGACGATGAACCTGCCCCGCCCGTGGACGCCGCAGCGTCGTGGGGCGATGATGACCTTCCCTTCTGAGGTGACCCGTGTTTGTGACTGACTTCGCCAGCGCCCTCGACAAAGACCCCAAGGGCCGTGACTACAGCGTCGACGAGTTCGAGGCCGTGTGTCGGACCTACGCGGCTGCACCTCTTGTGCGGCACCGTGTGGAGAACGCGGTCCGCGACAACCCATCCATGGCTGAGACGGCGTGGAACGAAGTGAAGAAGGAGGGCGCTTGCTTCTCTCCGGTCAAGTACCGCGATGGGACGCAGCGCAAAAAGGTCAACGTCGAGAGTGTCACGGCCTACGTCGTCGACCTCGACGGCATCCCTTCCGACTTCGTCGCGGCGATCTTCGCTGGCCTCGAGGCCGACAACGTGCGGCATTGGGCGTGGACGACGTGGGGCCACGGCTGGAAGGCCGACGGCGAGTGCTGGCGCATCGTGATCCCGTTTGCGGTGCCGGTGACGGTGGAGCCGGGGTTGTGGCCGGCGGTGTGGTCGCGCATCAATGAGGCGTTCTGCGGCGGCATGAACGACCGCAGCACCCACGACGAGGGGCGCTTGCATTTCTACCCTCGGGCACCGTTCGTGGTCGGCGACGTCAACGGCTGGCGGCACAACACTCCGCCACAGTGGCGGTCGTTCGCTGGCGACATCATGGACCCATCGGTGTTCGTCGAGGATGCGCGCGCGAGCATGGAGGCCACACGGCGCGAGCTCGCGCTGAAGGCCAGCACCAGGCGCGAGGTGCGCACATCCGAGGACCACGTCCAGCATTGGGGGCGGGCGACCCTCGACGGCATCGTGGCCCGTCTGGCGAAGGCACAGGACGGCGAGAAGCACCACCTGCTGCGCAACATGTCGTGGTGTGCTGGCGGGCTCACCCCGCACGCCGTCAGCGTTGACGAGGCGCGTCAGGCCCTCCGAGGCGCGGTCAAGGCGTGGCAGGCGGCAGGGCTCAAGGTCAAGTCGATCACCGCAGCGGAGAAGCTGATTGAGAGCGGCCTGCGCAAGGGTGCGGCGTCTCCCATGCACCCGGACCCGGTGCGCGTCTACGACGACGACCGACCGATCATGTCAGACGACGAGGTCGACGAAATGATGCGGGCGGCTGGCGTCACCTTCGATGATGACCCTCCGGTGCTGCGGGTCATCCACGGCGAGGGCAAGAAAGAGACGCAGGACGAACGCGCCGAGCGTCTGTGGGCCGCGTTTGCTGCACTCCCCGGCATCCCTGCGGCCTACGCGGCGGACCTCGAGAAGCGGGTAGACTACCGGCAGCCAGGGATCATGCTCGCCAGCGGGCTCGCTTTGTGTTCGGCGCTGACCATGCGGCGGCTTGCCTTTGATGGGCTCACCACGACGTCGATCTATTGCGTCGTCGCGCCCACGGCGTCCGGCAAGGGTGCACCGCAAGCGTTTGTCGAGGAGGCTTTGCGCGCTGGTGGCTGGCCGGACATCGTCGGCCCCGGCGACTTCTCCACCACGGCGTCGTTCCTCGACCGCATCGGCACGGCGACGTTGCTGGATCATGGTCTGCTCTACGTCGTCGACGAGTACGGCCCGCAGCTCAAACTGATGATGAACGAGAAGAACATTGCGCAAGGGGCGCTGCGCCCCACGCTCTTGCGTCTGTCGACGTGCAACACCTCGACGGTGACCTTTGCCACCCCGCGCAGTGGTGGCGGTGCTGACCGGCAGATGCAGGCCCCCGGACTCTGCCTTTACACCTCGACGACGCCCGAGGCGTTGCACGATGCAATCGGGCCGATGGCCGCGCGGGATGGCTTTCTCGGTCGTCATCTGTGGTTCGGCGCTGCATCGGTGCTCCCTCGCTACAACCGGGCGCAGAAGCGTGATCCGCCGTCACAGGCGTTGATCACCGGTGTGTCTGAGCGGCGCCGTAGGTGGGCGGCGTGGAAGGACACGCTCCCACCGCTCACCGGGCAGACCGGCCCCGCTGGTGAACCGCTGTCGTTCTATCGGCCCGACGACGTCAAGGCCGATGACGACGCGCGCGCCCACCTCGAGGCGTTTCGCGAGCGCAAGGACGAAGCGCGGCGCCGTGAGAAGTCCGACAACCTCGAGGGCCTGCTGGGCCGGCAGACCGAGCATGCAAAGCGGATCGCGCTGGCGCTCGCTGACGCTACCTGTGACGGTCCGGCCTACCCGCAGATCACGCTCGCTCACGTCGAGTTGGCGTGCGAGGTCGCCGAGTACAGCGCCGACGTCATTGGGGCGTCGATGTCCATGCACACGAACGGAGACAAGTGGGAGCAGCAGGTCGGCAAGGTGCGGCGCGCGATGGCCCGTGTCATCGGGGCTGGCACCAACCCGACGAAGCGTGACCTGATGAGGGCCGCGAACATGAAGCGTTCCGACCTCGACGATGTCCTGATTTTCCTCCGAGACACTGACCAGCTCGGAGCCAACATGGCGCACCTCGCGCCGAAGCAGGCCACTGCGGCCAAGAAAGATGAGCAAGCATGACGACGAAGACCCTGAGTGAAGACCAGCAGCGTGCCGTGGACGGCATCCGGCGCTGGATCGCAACCAACCCAGCCGGCCAGGTGGCGTCCCTCGCCGGCTATGCCGGCTGCGGAAAGACGTTCGTGGTGTCGATGCTGGCGAAGGAGTGGCAGGACAGCGGCACCCGCGTCCTGTTCGTCTCTCCGACCGGCAAGGCGTCGCTGGTCCTGCGCGACCAGATGGCGGCAGCCGGCGTCAACGCCGACGTGATGACCATCCACAAGGCCATCTATGACCCTCCGAAGGAGAAGGAAGGCGGCGATCTTGCGTGGACCCGCCACGGGAAGGAGATCAGCGCCCCGATCGTGGTCATCGATGAAGCCAGCATGGTCACCGCAGACGTCTGGCGTGATCTCCAGATCGCGTGCTCTGGCGCCTACTTCCTCGCTGTCGGGGACCACGGCCAGCTTCCAGCGGTCGGCGAGTCTGCGGGGCTTGTGGCTGACCCGACGTGGCGCCTCGAGAAGATCCACCGCCAGGCCGCAGACAACCCCGTGATCGAGTTCGGGCGGCTCGTGCGTGAGGTGGGCGTCTCCGCTGCGCTCCGTTTCGCCAGCGAGTCGACCGACCCCCGGTTGCACCTCACGCGGATCAAGGCGCGCGCCGAAGGCGAGGCCATGTGCAGGTGGGTCTACGACCTGCCCGACATGACCGACGGCATGATGATCACCGCGACCAACGCAGAACGGGCGAAACTGAACAAGATCGCGCGCCGTTCGCTCGGGCGGTCAGAGGCTGGACCGGAGGCCGGCGACCTCGTGATCTGCCTCCGCAACCACCACACGTCCGGCCTGATGAACGGGCACCGTGCTGTGTTGCAGCGCGTCACCGATCGTGGTGTGGGCATGATCACGACCGACCTGACGAGCGCCGCAGTGCCCCGTGACCAGTTTGGGGCAGAACGGACCATGGGCACACGGGACGCCCCGCAATCGTGCCTCCTGTTGGACTACGGCTACGCCATGACCTGCCACAAGGCCCAGGGCTCGCAGGCCCGCCGGGTGGTCGTGAGTCTGGGTGGGGTGTCATGGCTGGCGAACAAGGGCGAGCTCGGGCGCTGGCTCTACACGGCATCGAGCAGGGCGTCAGAGTCGCTTGTCTTGGTCCAGTGATGCATTGACCGCTGTCGTCTTTGTCGTTACAGTCATCGAATGACCAACAAAGACAAGATCAAAGCCGAGATCCTGCGTCGTGTGGCGCAGGATCTTTCCTCCATTTCAACTGCTGACCTGATTGCGATGCTTGTTGTTGACCTCGACGGTTTGCAGCCAAAAAAGCCACCGCAGGGGCGAGCCAGGTTCACTGCGGAGGAGAAGTTGCGCCGCGCGATCGAGCGTGTGGGTCGCGATGCGAGCCCGCGTGATGTGATGCGCGCGGCGAACATTCACAAGCGCGAGGATTTTGACCGGCTTATGTCGTCATTGTCTTTTGATTGACATATAAGACGCCAATGACGACACCGAAAGCCCCCGTTTGGGGGCTTTCGCTTTGTGGCGCCGCCGTGGTAGACTGATCCTCGTGAAGCCGACGTCTCGCACGCCAATCCGGTTCAAGAGCGCATCCCAATGCGCCGCCGGTGCTTCACCGCTGTGCCGCCTTATGCACATCAAGATCGGCCCAGAAGGCCGTGAAGGCGCGTTTCGCCTGTAGCCGCTACGCGGGGCAGGAGTCGTCGTCATGATGGTCAACCGGCACACGTAGAGCGGGGGGAGCATGTACCCCAGGGCTAAGACGACGACACTTGAGTCTATCAAGTGAGGGTGAGTGTTTCTAACGACTTTGCGCGACAAAGGCGCTAGCCCCTTGCCCGCACCCCCACCGCTCGCGTAGGGTGCTGGTCGGAGGACAGACACATGACCATGATCGGCGGTCAGACGACCGAAGACGACGTGCGGCGCATGGAGGAGGCTGCGGCGCTGCGGGATGACGATCTGGCCGCACGGCTGGCAGAAGACCCGGCAAAGCTGGTAGCGGTCACCCGCGACGCCTCGGCTTGCACACGCCGGCTCTACTACACCGAGCGCAAGGTGCAGGCCCGTGCCTGTGCCATCATGTCCGAGGCGCTGGGAGAGCCTGTGTACGACGTGCGCGCGGGAGCCGAGCGGATGGCGGCTCTGCTGGCCGAACTGCGCCAGCGGCCACCAGGGAGGCCCACGACGGGCCTCCCGCTGCTCGACTGGCAGGGCGATGGGGCTTGACTCCGCACCCGACCCATGGCACTGTGTGGAGGACCCCGCCATGTCTGTCCTCCAAAACGGCAAAGACAGGGTCCGCAGCGCCTCGCACCTTCACGGGTCGGGGCGTTTTGCGTTTCTGGAGATCACAGATCATGGCCAGATCCGGCGCTGCAATGCGGACACATGCCCAGTGCTTGACAAAGTTTTGCGAGTGTGTAGAATGGGTGCAGACGCAGCAACGGAGGACAGAATGAACGCCGAAGTCCACAGCATCCCGAACTTCAACATGCACTCTCTCAAGGTTGATGGGGTCACAACCCACCGTCTTAGCAAGCTGACCAACGGCGAGTGGTGCATGATGGAGAACGGAAAGGCCACAAAGACGACGGCCAATGAAGATGCCGCAAAACGCTGGTTCGTGAACGCTTGTGAGGCCGCAGCCATCGTGTCGGCCTTCCAGTGAAGCCGGGGCCCTTCGGGGCCCCTTCACTTTTTGTAGGAGGACAACATGCCGCAGCAGCGCGAGACGCTGGCGCAGAAGCGCACAGCCATGGTTGATCTCATGGCCAGCAGATGGCATGGTGGCAAGCGGAGGACAGAAGCATGAGCAAGTTCAAGGTCGGTGATCGGAGGACAGGATGATCATCACCCGCGCTTGGGTCCACCCCGTCGTCATGGCAGGGTGGCAAGCGGAGGACAGACACATGAGCAAGTTCAAGATCGGTGATCGGGTCATCGTCAAGAACGCCGCCAGCACGATGTGCAAGGTTGGCGATGTCGGCGTCATCATCGGGGTGCAGGACGCAGGCGCGTGCGTGCACCGCGAGGGTATCGACCCGCTGACCGCCGGGTGGTGGTTTGACGCCGACCACCTCGCACACGTGGTTAACCACCCCACCGTCACCGCAGCCCACGCGGCCATCGACCGTCTCGCGACCCACCTCGAGCGTGAGGCCACCGAGCACGTCCATGCGCTGGATGCGCTGCGGGCGGAGTGTGAGAGCCTGCGCGCCATCAACGGCAACCTGCGCGAGGAGGTCGCCCGGCTCACCCACCTCGTCGAGGAGTCGCGCAAGATCCATGAGGTGAATGCGCGGGAGGTCGGTCAAGCCGCCGCACTGGTTGGCCAGTGGCCCGGCGATGAGACCGACGATCAGGTCAAGGCCGCGATGCGGGAGATCGACGACAAGCCAGCGCGAGAGGTGGTTAGGGGTGTTCTCTCGCGCTATCCCAACATGAGTGAGCCGGGGTCAGACCCCAGCGTTTGCGCGGCCGATCAGGGTGTCCGGCAAGCATCAGAGTACGATCGCGGGCGCTGGACTGCGTTTGGCAAGATGGGGCAAGAGGTCGCCTGCAACCTCACCGAAGCCCAAGCCATCGCGTGGTGCCTTGACGGCGTCCTGCCGAAGAAGTAGCCTGCACCTCGACATCATGCCCTGACAAGGCAATCAGCGGCCCCCATGGTGGGGGTCGTTGATTTTGTGGGGGTGGTCCTCACAACCCGTTGAAAACCCGTTGGCCTGTCTGATAGGATGGTTGTCATGACAACCACCACGGCCATCGGCCGGGGAGCGAGAGGGCACTTCCTCCCCGGAAACAGCGGAAACGGCGGCGGACGCCCGCGCCTGCCTGACTGGTACAAGCTTGGCAACGACGACGCCATGCGCGTCAGTTATGCAGCCGCGCTTGGTAAGCTCCCTCCTGGTGACAACCCGCCGGCGGCACAGGCGTTTGTCCTTGTCGAGGGGCAGCCCGACACCATCGACCCAAAGGTGCGCCTTGAGCAGTGCGCCCGGATCATGGATCGCGTCCTCGGCAAGGCGCCCGAGATGCTTGAGGTGGGCAACGCCAGCGCGGTGCTTGACGTCCTCGTCGCGTTGGCCAAGCCGGTGGGGCAGTCCGAGCCTGAGGAACCATGAGCCTCCTCTGGCTGCCATCGGCAGCCGTGATCGGCATCGCCGGCCGGCTCGAGATCACAGACCACCGCACGGGGTCGACACGCCCATGGAAGCCCAACACCGAGCAGGTGCGCCTCATGGATGCCACCTCGACGGGCGGGTGGGTGTTCGCTGCCAAGCCCCGCCAGGTGGGCGCCACGACGGTGACCCAGCTCGACGACCTGCTGTGGTGCGCGGCGAATGACCACGCCGGCAACCGCGTCCGCGCGGCGCTGTACGTCGACACCGAGGAGAAACTGCGCGAGCGGCAGGCGTTCGCGGAGTCGGTCGTGCGCCAGTTGCCCGACCTCTTCAAAGGCGTGGACATCAACAGCGAGCGGGTCCAGTTCCCTCGAGGGTCTGTCCTCGTCTTTGGCACCGGCTCCGGCAAGTCGGAAGGTCGATCGGGCTCGTTTCAACGGCTGCACCTGTCCGAGCTCCCGTTCTGGCAGAGCCCCCAGACCTATGGCGCGCTCATCCCGGCGCTGTCCCTCGACGGGCAGGTCATCATCGAGACGACCCTCGACGTGGACGCCCCCAACGGCAAGCTGGTCCGTGACTTGTGGCGGGGCCAGAACCGATACCAGAAGGTGTTCTTCTCCGTCGAGGACCACGCCCACGAGTACCAGGCGCCGCCGGGCCTGATCTCCGACGACGAGTGGACGTGGGCACAAGGGCAGGGCTTCACCCGTCGCGAGTGCGCGTCGTGGTGGATCAAGGTCGCCCTGCCCGACATCGTCGCCGGCGACGTGACCCGGCTCATGCGGGAGTACCCACAGCACCCCGATCACATGTTCGCGGCATCAGCAAGCCGGTGGGTGCCAGCGACGCCCAAGGTGACCGCGCCGGTTGACATAATCACGGCCGGGTCGGCTCGGGTGGGTGTGTGGCGCAAGCCAGCCGACACAACCCAGGTCGTGATCTCGGTCGATACGGGCAAGGGTGTGGAGCGGGACAGGTCGGCCGTCGTCGTCATCGACAAGCGGGACCACAAGCTGTGTGCCGCGTTCACGTCGGCCAGCCTCGACGTGCTGACCTTCGCCGGCATCGTCAAGGGCCTGTGGCAACACTACACGTTGCCCGTGCCCGATAAGACCGCGTGGGGTGTTGTGCTGCACCCGACCCCGCCCGAGGTGGTCGTCGAGGACAACGGCATTGGCGAAGCGATGTGCCTCGAACTCGCTCGCATCGGTGTGCCCGTCGGTCGCGTCCACACCGACGAGGCCAGCAAGGCTGAGGGCTTGACGCTGGCGCGCGACGCGGTGGTGTCCGGCGCCGTATACGGGCCAGCCGACCTCGCCGAAGAGTGCGATGACCTCCACAAGGACGAGCGGGGCAACTGGAAGGGGCGCAAAGACCTCCTGATGGCCCTCGGCTTCGCGCTGATTCGGTGCCGCCAGTCGCCATGGGTGCCACCGCCAGCCCCAAAACGGCAGGGGTGGGTCGACGTCGAGGCGATGCTTGCCCCTGAGGGGTCGGAGTGGTAGCGTCCGAGGCGGAGGACAGACAATGAACTACTGCGACAAGTGCGGCGGGCCGCTGCGGTCAAGCACCGACTATTATGGTGACCCACAGAACCAGTGTCGCCTGTGTGACCTCGACCACATGGCGCGGCGAGCCGTCGAAGAAGGCAGAAGACTGTGGCGTCTCAGTGCATCGGTTCACACCATGTCCGACAGGGAGAGGCGTGAGTTCCAAGAGGACGTAAACTGGTGGAATGGGATCGATCCAATCCGCCGCCGACTCTGAGTTGACATAATCAGCCAAGCCGGCGATCATGGACCGCATTGGCGCGCGATTGCGCCGTGGAGGTTCCCATGTCCGCAGTCGTCGGCTCCGACAACAAGCCCGTTCCCGATGGCCACAAGGCCCGGCCCTGCCTCGCCAGCCTGAACCAGACGGCGGCGATCGCCCTCACCACTCCGACCGCCGCGACCATCATCACCGACGCCGACGGCTGGACCGCTGGCGTGCGGCAGGTCGACGTGGCCGACGGCGGCATCACCGTCAGCGCCACCGCCGGCACCTTCACGATCGGCAAGACCGCCGTCTATCGCGTGAAGTACACCCAGAGCGAGATCACCGTGGTCAACGGCCAGGTGCTCACCGCCGAGGTCTACGTCGGCTCCACCGCCAGCAAGGGCATCTGCAAGGCCACCCAGCTCACCGCCGCCCCGTGCGTGCTGGCTGGCGAGGTCCTGCTCTCGCTCTCGGCCGGCGACGTGGTCAGCGTGAAGATCATCGCCAGCACCGGCAACTACACCAGCGGCGCGGGCTGCATCATCGTCGAGGAGGTCTGAGATGGCCGGCAAGGGCAAGACCGAATCCGCCGGCACCGGCGTCGCCGCGAGCGAGCTGGCCGAGCGCAGTCTCCTGCGCGTCGTCCGCCAGACCGTGAGCAACCCCAAGGCGGCTGATGACGACCTCACCGTCACCACCGTCGACCCCCACGGCATCGCTGTGGGCGGCGCGTTCACCCTCGCGGTGACGAAGCTGCGCCAGCCGCGCCGGCTGACGATGACGATCAACGACGACGACGGCGGTGGCGGCCTGTCCGTCAGCGCCCGCATCGTCGGGTACCGCAACGGTGTCCGCCTCGTCGAGGACATCACCAAGACGGCGGCCGACACCAACGACGCGACGGCGACCACCTCGAACTACTTCGAGGACATCGAGTCGATCACGCTCACGGCGAAGACCGCTGACGCCGGCGATGACGTCACCTTCGGCATCGACGGTGGCGGCTTCGGCCTCGCCTACCCGATCGACCGTCTCGAGGACATCCTCGGGATCTGGAAGATCGACAGCGGGACCGAGCAGGCTGCGGTGGCGATCACCACCACCAACGTCGACGTGGACAACTTCGCCATCATCGGCCAGACCCTCGCCGCCACTGACGTCTGGGAAGTCCAGTACCGTCGGAGCGCGCAGCGTGACGGCTTCGGCACCGGGGGTCGCTTCTGATGAGTGACGCTGTCGCCACCTCTTCCGCTCCTGCGCCCTCGGCGCCGGCGTCCTCGGGCCCTGCGTCCGACAGCGTCAGCGTTGGCGTGCGCACCCATCAGCCGCCGCAGCGCGCTTCCCGCTCCGACCGTGAGGTCGGTGGCGAGAACGCGCTGCGACGAGATCCCACGGCTCGGCCTCCCCGCCGCAAAGAGGCCGAGCCCCGCCCTGCCCGTGAGCCCGTCGAGGCCCACGCCACCGACAAGTTCCGCGAGGAGCTTGAGGCCAGGGGCGAGGGCGAGGGCGAGCCTGACGACGTCGATGTCACCACGACGGAGCCCGTCGAAGGTGAGGCCGAGGCCGAGGCGCCTGTCGAGGAGGCCAAGACCGAACCGGAATACCCGGCCGAGGTCAAGGCGAAGCTTGAGGAGGCCGAGAAGTTCCGCGCCGAGGTCACGGCCAAGGCGCAGGAGGTTCTGCGCGCCAACGCTGCCCTTGAGCGAAAGACCGAATGGCTGATGCAGGCCATCGACGCGGCCGGCCTCGAGATCGACCCGCAGGCCCTCGAGCTGTTCGACCTCAAGACCGAGAAGGAGCTCGGTGCCGACTTCACGAAGAAGGCGCAAGAGCAGGCCGAGGCCGCGCGCAAGGCCGAGCACGAGAAGGCCGTGCAGGCCGAGGTCACCAAGGTCAACGCGGAGATCGCCAAGGCTGCGAAGGCGGCGAAGGTCGACGAGGTGGCGCTCAAGGCCCGGTGGGCCGCGATGGTCAAGGTGTGGCAGCACACCGGCAGCCAGGGCGACATGCCGTCGCTCGATGACGCCGTCTTCGAGATCAAGGCCGTGAGCGACGCCAAGCAGATCAAGGCGTCAACTTCCGCCCCTGCGCTCGTGAAGAGCAAGGGGGCACAATCGGTCGCGGCGCCGCCGCGATTCGACAACAACCACGACGGCTGGGGCCGTTTTCTTCGGTCGCGGGGCTACGCCGACTGACCGTCGACAGGAGTGAGTCAGCATGTCCGGTTTCAATCGCAGTGCCCTCGTCGACCTGCTCGCTGAGTATGGTCGCGACACCCTCACCGAGCAGGGCGACTTCTCGACGGCGATCATGGACTTCGGTCAGATCCCCGGCAAGACGAAGAAGGACCCCGCCAAGATCTTCGACAAGGTGCCCGGCCGGCGACCGGTCGGCCGCGTCAACCCGATCCTCGGTGGCCTCGCCAGCGGCGGCTTCACCAAGGGCGGCGCGACCCGTCGCGCGGCTGCCTCCTCGAGCCCGAAGGCTGGTTCCTACCAGCACGCGATGATCGAGCAGGACGTCGACTTCGACGAGGACATCGTGCGCCTCGGTGACGTCGAAGGCGGCATTGAGTCGGTGATGCAGCAGCTCAAGATCGCCGGCACGTCGGCCGCTCGCCTCGTTGAGCGCGCGTTCCTCGGTCACGAGCTGTCGACCGTCAACGAGGTCGAGGCCATCGGCAGCAACAAGACCGTGAACGTCAACGTCGTGGCGGGGCTCCGCCCGAACATGCTGGTGGACCGCTACGCCAGCGACGGCACCACGCTGGTGCAGGCCGGCATGACGATCACCGCCGTGACCGACAACGGCGACGGCACCGGCACGGCGACCTTCTCGTCGCTGACCGCTGCGACGGCCGTCGGCGAGCGCCTGTTCATCGCTGGCAGCGGTGGCGCCGGCGCCCCGTACAGCGCCGACCCGCTCCGCTGCGTCAACCTGCAAGACGTCACCGCGCAGTCGACGATCCTCTACTCGGGCCTCGCCCTCGCCGACCAGCCGGCCGGCGTGCTCGAGACGGGCGAGTCCTCGTGGAGCAACCGCGCGGGCAAGCGCATCATGGCGCGCTGCATGGTCAACGTCGGCGAGAAGCCGACCCACCTGATCGTGCACCCGTACCAGGCGCAGGAGATCTACGAGAGCCAGAACCAGACCCTGCAGTTCCGCTCGGGCGACACCCTCGACGTCTACGGCCCGCGCATGACGTTCGACGGCGCCGAGGTCGTGGAGTGCAACAACCAGAACGAGGACCGCATCGACTTCGTGAACGCGCGCGCGCACGCGATGCAGGTGCACGAGTTCTGGGGCTTCTCGCCGATCGACGGCAGCGGCAAGAACGGCAAGTGGGCGAAGGAGTCGCTGCAGCTCAAGCACGACCGCCACTCGCTGACCCTGTTCCTGAACGGCGCGTACAACCTGCGCGTCACCCGCCGCGACGCCCACGGTGCCATGACGGGCCTCGACGTCACCCCCTGACGTGAGGTAGGGTAGAGCCCATGCGCGACGTGTCCCCCGCCGAGGTCGAGAGACAGATTCAGCGTGAGGGCGCCCGCCATGGGCTCTTCCCTGTCATGAGTGAGGACCGCTCGTGTTGCCTTGTGGGGCAGCGCGAGCGGTTTCTTGTCGACGGGCCGGTGGCGTCGGTGGTCGTCGAGAAGATCACACCCATCTGCAACGTCACGATGCAGGCTCCGCTGTCGAACGTGTGGAAGTCACGCGTGACGCGGCTCGAGTGGAACCGCACGAAGGTCTACCGCGAGGCCATGGCGCGCCGGAAGGCCGCACAGCAGGTCGCCATTGAGGAACGCCAGCGCGACCGCATGCGTGAGCTTGCGCGGTTGCAGCGCATCTTCGGCCGTGGCGACATGCTCGATGCCGCCAAGGTCGCCTTCTCCAAGCGCCGCATCGACAATGGAGGCCGCTGATGGCCGGGCTCACCCTCGCACAGGCCCGCACCCGCGTGGCAGACCTCCTCGACGACCCGAACAACGCGCGGTGGTCGACGACGGTCATCGACATCAGCCTGCAGGCTGCGCTTTCGGCGTGCCTCTCCGATGCCGTCACCGCCGGCTGCGATTCGTTCAACACCGAGGTCAGCGTCACGACGACGTCGGGCGGTCTGGCGACGCTGACCGGCCCCATCCTCGCCGTGCGCACGGTGCAGGTGTCGAGCGGGTCCGGCACCTACTACACGGTCGCGCCTATCGTCCGCGAGGATCGCCGCATGCTCGAGCAGAGCGTGCGTGACCTCGTCGTGGAGGTGGTCAAGGACTACCAGATTCCGACGACGACGAGCCACCCGCTCGTTGGTGACGGGGCGACGGCTGCCGCGACGTGGCCGGCGTTTGACCAGTGGGTGTGTGCCGAGGCTGCGCTCATGTGTGGCGTCTTCGACAATGACCAGCGCAAGGGCCTGCAGATGATGCGGGACAGCCTGCGAAAGTCGGTCATGGACCGCATCAACACGCCCTTCTCGCGGCCCCTGCCGGACGCTGAGGTGGCGCTGTCGTGGCCGTCCTGGTGGGACCGCCTCGGCTTCATCTGGACGCAGCACCCGACGGCTCCGACGCTGCAGCTCGCGGCGAAGGATTCGTCATGGGCATGACGTCGGCATTTCCCCGGCGGACGCGTCAAATCATGTCCGCCGTCGGGCAGGCGCAGCGTTTCATCGAGGTGGCGACGGAGGACGAACTACGGGTGGCGCTCACGCCGCGCGACACGACGACGATTGCGGCGCTCGTCGCACAGACAGGCCGGCGCATCGTCATCGTGGCGCCCATCACCTTGAAGGCGCCCATCATCATCGACGCCAGCCTGCCGGGCACGGTCATAGAGTCACACGGGAAACTGCCTGTCTTCTGTGGTGTCGACGGCATCGACGCCTTCGTTGTGCGGGCGGGGCTTTGCACCATCCGTGACTTGCTCATCACATCGCCTGACGTCACCGGCAACGCTGGCACCATCCACTTCCGCAACGCCGTCACCGTCGAGGAGAGTGCAGACAATCTTCGCCTGACAAACGTGGACACGTTCGGTTGCACGTCACTCGTCGTCGGCGCTGTCGGCTGCCGCGACGGCACGGTGAGCGGGTGCAATGTGCTCGTCACATCTGGCGATAACGGGCCGGCCATCCAGGTCGACGGCACCGGCTGGCGCATCACCGGCAACCTGCTCGATGGGTCTGGTGCGGGACTCGCTGTCGAGGTCACCGCCAACGGGGGCCGCTGCGCCATCGTCGGCAACGACTGCAACGGCGACGGCATCACCACGTCAGCCGGCGTCGGATCCAACACCATCAGTGCCAACACCAACGCCGGCGTCGTCACCGCGCACGGCACCGACAACACCACCGGCGCCAACACATGACCACCCTCGACGTCACCAAGTGGAGCAAGCGCAACGTCTGGCGTACGCCGGACGGGCAACTGTGCGTCCGCCCCGGCCTGCGCCGTCTGGCGACGCCGACGTCGGCGAAGTGGGTTGGTGGGTTCAGCGTTCAGAACCCGTGGACGCTCGAGGTCTGGCACTACATCGCCGAGGTCGACAGCGACGACACCGACTTGCGCGTGCTTGTCCTTGACGAGGATTTCGTCGAGTGGCAGCGCATCGCGATGGGCGTCGATGGTGTCCCGCGCGGGTTCTCCTTCGGCATCGTCGAGGGTGAGATCGTGATCGGCGCCATCGGAATGCCGACGCTGTGGGGCTTCGTCGGCGGACACCTGCAGTTCGCGACGAAGGTCGACAGCGACAACCCCGGAACGACGTCCATCAATGTCCCGCGCGGCATCGTGGCGGCGGTGTGCAACCGAATCGTGATCGCCGACGGCGCGACCATCTACATCAGCGACCCGGTGGCCATCACCGGTGGCAGTCCGCGCACTTTCGTCGGCCAGAACCAGAACCAACGCCCTGGTGTGGTGTTTGGCCTTCATGAGGGCGCCGGTGACAGCCTCGTCGCGGTGACGTCGGCCGGCGTGTACGCGCTGGACTCGAGCGCGTTTGCCGTGCAGATCGTGGGTAGCAACGGCACGCCGTGGCGGATGGTGAACAGCCACCAGGCTCACAGCTACGACAGCTCGGCCAGCGTGCGCGGTCGCGTGTACGGGCTCACCCGGCGCGGCTACAGCCTGATCGACACCGACAGCGACGCCGAGGTGCTGCTCGGCGACGCCCTGCAGCCTCGCCGCTACGGCATCCGTCAAGCCTCGCCTGACTGGCGGTCTGCGCGCCTCTACGCCGGCGAGGACGGCCCGATCATCGCAGACGGCGACCTTTGCCACATGACGGACGTGGCTTTCGGCCTCGGGTCGTGGTGGGGCTGCGACGTCGCGTCGACCTTCCGCGTTCGTGGCGCTCTCGTCGACCCCGACGGCGCCACGATGCTGCTGTGTGAGGACGGCGTCTACGCCATCGGTGGCAACGTCGACGGGACGCAACTTCTGTCGGGAGAAGCAGCGACGCAGCCGCGCGCGGTGCTGGCGGGCGTCATCCCCGGCGACCCCGAGGACAACCCCACAATCCGCCGGCTGGTCTCCTCCGCTGCGCTTGGTGGCGTCGGCACCATCGAGGTGGCCGTGCGCGGGCAGGTAACCACGGCGTTCCCGTCGTCGACGCCGGCGGCGGACACGCGGGCGCTTGTCGTCGGGACGTCGTCGTGGGGTGACACCGCCATCTATGAGCCGGTCCCGCTGGCGTCGGTGCGCTTCGACACCAACTACAACACCGACGACGTGGCCATCGAGGCGACGGCGAACCTGCCCGCCACGCGCCTCGGGCCGCTGCTCAACGTCGACGTCAGCGCCAGCGCGCCCAAGCGTTCACCGAATCGGGGTGCTCCGTGACTCTCTCTGGCACCGTCACACAGGCCGCCCTCCGCACCGACTTCGACGCCAACACGGCGAACTTGTCGGCTGACGCAGTGGTGTCGTCTGGCGATTACCCCATCTCGCTGCGCAAGGCGTCGGCGACGGGCGACACCGTCTACGACTTCACGGCCCCCGATGACCTCGAGGTGCGCGCGCTGCGGGTGACCGCCATCCACACGACGACGGGCCTGACAGTCACGGCGACGTTGCAGGAGACGAACGGCGACGTGGACTACACGGGCGGCGCGGTGCTGTCGGCCAGCGTGGGCAGCGTCAACGGCACGGCACAGGCGACGACGGACTACCGGGCGACGACGGGAACGCGGGTCATGCTGTTGCGCGGCGTGCGCTATCGGCTCACGCTGACGGTGTCTGGCGGCACGCTGACGCAGGGACAGGCGACGGTGGTGCTTGGCACGCGGAGGCGCACGCAATGAAGGCCCTGATCCCGTTCACCTTTCGCACTGGTGCCATCGTCGACGAGGAGGCCGTCAACGGCAACCTTCGAGCTCTGCAGCGCGACATCAAGCGCGTGGCTGACAAGCGGTACACCTACTCGACGCTGACGTTTGATCTCGACCTTATCGCCGACACGGCTACCGATGAGGCGCGGACGATCAAGGTCATCCACCCCGGAAGCGTTGTTGCCTACTTCGACGTCGTCGGCGTGGAGTTATCGATCTATGCAACGGCCGGCGTGACGTGGACGCTCACTGACGTCGGCGGGCTTGCGACGTCGCTTGAGACGCTGACGGTGGACACCGCCGGAACGTCGACGGAGGCATACGCGAGCAGCAACCGCCCGACCAGCGCCGGCGATGACCAGTACGTCTCGCTGCGGCTGTCGGCGTCAGGCGCGTCGACCATCACGCGCGGCACGCTCACGCTGCACCTGCGCGCCGACCGGCACAAGCAGGACGGCAACAGCGGCGCATCCGCATATGCGTCGTTCTCGCCGACTCTGGTGAATGCGACGACGTCGACGGCCGCGTCGGTGCTCAATAGCAACCTGATCAGCGCGGACGCGGCGCGCGACACAAACGCGGCCAACGCCACCGACCTGCGCGGGTTCTCGTTCGCCATCGCCAGCGCGCTCAACGCGCGCACGCTGCGGCTCCCCGGCATGCGCACCAAGGGTGCCCTGCAGATCACGGGCACCGTCGTGGCCGGCGTGGGTGAGTCGGTGGCCATCAGCGACGGTACCAACACGCTCACGCTCAACGGCGCCGGGACGACGACCATCGTCGAGGGGACCGCCACGCTGGCGGCTTTCCCCGGCGACGACCCGACCGACACCGGTGATGACCTCGTGTTGACGGTGACGCCATCGGGTGGGATTATCGAGTTGGTGACCGTCTTCCTCTGGTGGAGCTGAATCATGGGCCTCTATGGCAACGTCCTCCGTCCGAAGAAGCGCATGGCCGACGACATGGCCGAGGTTCGCCGCATGGGTGCCAACCCTGCCGGCATGCCCGCGCCACAGCCTGGTCCGCAGGCGATGGCGTTTGGCGGTGCTCCCGCCAGCATTGGGCAGGCGCGTCCTCGCCAGCCGGGAAGCGTCGCCCCAACTCCGGTGACGAGTCGTGTCGGGCAGCAGATTGCCCCGCCGGGCTTCTCTGGACCGCGCCAGCCTTCCTCGCCGATGCAGCCGGCGCCAACGCCCACGCCGACCGTTCCCCCGCCTGTGGAGGCGCCTGGGACGGCCGTGACCGGCACAACCAGCGCCACGCCACCACCGCCCGCGACGGCCGACGACATCGACCAGATGATCCGCGACTTCGTCAGCGGCCAGCTTGCCGGGGCCGGCAAGGCCAACACTGCCGAGGAAGAAGCCCTCATCCGTCAGCAGATGCAGGGCGAGATGGGTCAGTCCCTCGTGAACCAGCGCGCGCGCATGGGTCGCGCCGGCTTCGGTGCCTCGGGCGCCATGGCCGGCATCGAGGGCGACGTGCGCCGGGCGGCCGAGATGGACGCCCTCGACCAGATCCTCGGGCTTCGGCGCGGCGAAGACCAGCGCAGCATCGAGAACGCGCAGGGGGCCATCAGCGTCGAAAACCAGATGCGTCGTGGCGCGGCCGACGACGCCCTGCGCCGCATGGCGCTCGAGGCGCTGCAGGCCGAAATGGGGCTTGATGGTGAGCCTGCCGGTGGTGGTACAGGTGCACCGCCGGCCGCTGTCGTCGAACCCATCATGGACGCCGTCGGCGCGGAGACGCAGGCGCCGGCGACGGCGACCGCCGGCGGTGGTCGTCAGGTGGTTGCGGCCCCGCCGGCTGGATACGAGCTCTATCAGACGCTCTCCAACGGTGATCAGCTGTGGAAGTCGCCAAGCGATCCCGGCGACAACTCCACGATCGTCGTCGTGAAGCGAGGTGCATGATGGTGGCATGGCAGCAGGAACGCCGGCGCAAGCAGGCAGGCACCCTCCGCAGTGAGGCCGCCGCCGGGCTCGAGGCCATCCTCGGTGGGCTCTCCGACGAGGAGAAGCGCAAGCGCATGGAGGAGGACCGCGCTGCCAAGAAGGCCGCTGACGAGGCCGAGCAGGCTCGCAAGGGCGTGGAAGCGTCCGCGCGCATGGAGCAGGACGAGGCCCGCACCGGCATCCTCCGAGAGAAAGCGAAGATCGACGCGGACCGCGCTGCGGCCGAGGGTGAGGAGCGGGCGACCCGCGCCGGCGTGCTGCGGCAGAAGCAGGCGAAGTCTGAGGCCGATGCGAAGCGCGCTGAGGGCATCACGTCCATGGCGCGCCGCATGGATGCGCTGACGTCGCGCGCCGAAGTCGAGAAGGCCGCCGCCGAGGCCGGCTTGGCGCCCGACGAGTTCCTTGCGGCCGTCGCCGAGCAGCAGGAGAAGGCGATCGGCGAGCAGGCCAAGAGCGAAAGCCGCATGGAACTCGAGGATGCCCGTGCCGAGAAGGCCCGCGCCGATGCCGAGAAGGCCAAGCGGCCCCCGGTCATCCGTCCGAAGGGTGGCGCAGCCAAGGCCCCTGGTGCGGTCGACGCGACCAAGGCCGTCAAGGACGCCACGAAGTTGCGGGTGGAGTACCGGAAGGCGCCTGCCGTCGTGAAGTACGATGCTGCTCGCGGCGACTATGCCAAGATGGAGCAGGCGGCGAAGAATCCCAGCGCCGGCGGCGACCTCGCCCTCGTCTTCTCCTTCATGAAGGTGCTGGACCCCGGCTCCACGGTGCGGGAAGGCGAGTTCGCCAACGCACAGAACGCCGCCGGCATCCCAGACCGCATCCGCAACGAGGCCAACCGCGTCGCCAGTGGTGAGCGGCTGTCTCCGCAACAGCGCGCCGACTTCCTGCGGCAGGCCAAGAGCTTCGCGGATGCCTACAAGGCCGACGCCGACAAGGAGCGCGCCTTCTATCGCGGCCTCGCCGAACGTTCTGGCTTCTCGCCCATCGACGTCGTCGGCGAGGATGAGGCGCCGGTGCAGGCGCAGGAGGCGCAGCGGGAGCTGTCGCAGCCTGCGCCCACCGCCGGTGGCAAGATCCGCGTGACAAACGGGCAGGAAACGCACGACATCGACGCGGCAGACCTTCCGGCGGCCCTCGCCGATGGCTTCAAGGTGGTGAGGCGTGGCTGATTGGCGTGCTCGAGCAAAGAAAGTCGACCTCACCGATGAGGATCGGGCCGCTTTTGCGGACCCCGAGGCCGCACCGGCAACGGGACCATCGTCGGCGCTGCCGTCCGACGCGGAACTCGAGGCGATGAAGCAGGCGGAACTTGAGAAGCGCATCGCCGCGCGGCCGATGGGTGAAGGTTCCTTCGCCACGGGGCTCAAGCAGGGCGCGACGCTGTCGTTCGCCGACGAGCTTGCGGGCGCTGCGGGTGCTCTCGGCGCGTTCGCTGGTGACGCAAAGCTGTCCGATCTGCCGGACTACTACCGACAGGCTCGTGACGAGGAGCGAAAGCGGCTCGATGAGTCGCGGCAGGCCGATCCGTTGCTCACTGGCGTTGGTCAGGTGGGTGGGTCGCTCCTTCTGCCCGGCCTTGGGGCAGCCGGCAGCGGTGGGAGCCTCGGATCAGCGATGCTGCAGGGCGCTCGCGTCGGCGCAGCGACCGGCGCAGCGGCTGGCGTCGGCGAGGCGAAGTCGCTGGACGCAAAAGACGTCGTTCCCGCCGTCGTCGGTGGCGCCGCCTTCGGCGGTCTGGCTGGTGGTGCTGCTCCGGTGGTCGGTGCGGCCCTCCGGCCGGCTGCGCGAGCCATTCAGGCCCCTCTGGCGAAGGCCGGCGAGCGCGCCGACGAACTCCGCGTGCTCACCACCGCTGGCGCGACCGGCGGAGCCATCAACGCCCCCCGCGTTTTGCAGGAGGCCGAGCGCGTGCCGGGTGGAATCCCCGAGATGGCGCGCGTTCTGCGCGAATCGGGCATCTCTCGAGGCGTGACGACGACGTCCGGCGTGCTTCGTCGGGCGCAGCAGGCCCGCGCGGCGTCTGGTGCCGACATCGGGCGGCTGATTCAGGAGGCCACCGACGCCGGCGGCACAGTGGACGCCGCCAAGCTGGTCGCCACGCTGCGATCGTCGGCTGACGAGGTGCTGTCTGGCATGGGTGGCGTCTCCGAGGTCAACCGGCAGCAGGCTGCAGCCCTGCAGCGCATCGCCGACCGCATCCAGCAAGCGGCGCCGACAGGGAAGGCAACCTTCGAGGAAGTCAAGAGCCTTTCGACACAGCTTGGTGCTGATGCTGGTGAGGCGTACATGGCGCGTGCCATGGGTCGCCCGCTCACTGGCAAGGCCGAGGCCCTGATGGACACCCGGCGTGCGTCCGAGGGCGCGATCGACGCCGGAATGGAAGCCGCCGGCCGATCCAGCACGCCGTACCGCGAAGCGCGCCGGCTCAACCAGGTGTCCCGCATCGCCGAGGAGACGGCTGAGACGTCGCTCGGACGCGCCAACAAAAACAACCTGCTCGGCCTCACCGACGCGGCGCTTTTGGGTGGTGGCGGGCTGCCCGGCGCTGCGCTCGCGGCTGGCCGAAAGGCTCTGACGCCGGTGTCGGCTGGCCTGCGGGCCACTGGCGCTGAGACGTCGAAGGGCGCCGCCGAGGCGCTGCAGCGGATGCTTGCGCAGGGGCCGACGGGTTCCCTTGGCCGCACTGGTGGCGGCCTTCTCGGTGCCACCGTGGGCGCCATGGAGGAGCCGGTGTCGGTGGCGCCAGTGCAGGCGTACAGCGACGAAGATCAGGCCCTCGCGGCCGACCTGCTCTCAAGGGGCATGAGCCCCGAGGAGGTGGCGTCGATTCTCGGCCCACCACAGTCAACGACGACGCAGTCCAGCATGAACCGTCCGGTTCTGCGAGCGCGGCCCTCGGCCGCAAGGTGACAGATGACCCCCGTTGAAACGTTCTTCTCGCTCAAAATCACGCCGTCCGCCAAGCTCGTCGCCCTGCACTTTGCCGGGCTCCTCCATCCTGACGCCAAAGACGTCGCCTCGTCGCCGAAGGTCTGCGCTGAGGCGCTTGGGATCAGCCGTGGCGAGTACGAACGGGCATGGCGCGAGTGCTGCCGGCGCAAGTGGATCGTCGGTCACTCGCCGACCAAACTGACGATGCCGTCTGGTGTGCTGCCCCGCATCGTGCTGGCGGCCCTTGCCTCGGCCCACAAGGGCGCGCAGACTGCCAGCAACGCGCCATCGGCGCTGGTGCCGCAGGTGCGGCCGAAGGAGAACGATGAAGAAGGGTCACGGAATCACGGGGCGTCGTCTGCAGGATCTTTGCGCCGAGGGCCGGCTTCGCGCGCCGGGTGAGCGCGTGCTCCTCGAGGCCATCCTTGAGGAGGAAGCCGGCGCCAGCGACCTCCTCGACGGCGTCGAGATCGACATGCGCAAGGCCATCGCCTTCCGCGTCGCCGACGTCGGCCCCGAGGTGCCGTGGGCGCTCAAGGTCGACGACGTCGTGATCAACGTCTCCATCAGCGGCGAAAAGATCGACCACACCGACAAGTCGTGCCGGTGGGTCGTCGTCCACTACCGCGACCTCGTGGCCGTCGTCCCCGGCCTTGCCGCCGGCGAGCCGGCCTGATAGGGCACCCCGCCGACTAGCAGTAGCGGCAAGCCCCCGGCCCCACATGGTGTGGACGCCGGGGGTGCGTTTTGGGTCCGGTCGCGAGTTGACATAATCTGGCCGGCGCGGGACCATGGCGCCATGCCGAGCCCCTACGCAAACCCCTATGGCGACCTGACCAAGGTCAACGTCAAAGGCCCCTCACCCGAGGAGCGGCGCAAGGCGCAGGGCGCTGGTGCGTCGGCGGACCTGCTGCGCCTGCTTGGCGCGGCGGCCCCTGTTGCTGGTGGCCTGATCGGCGCCGGCGTTGGAAGCATTGTGCCCGGCGCTGGCACCGCCCTCGGTGGCGCCATCGGGTCGGGTATCGGTGGCCTCGTCGGCGCCGGCGCGAACTACGGTGCTGACCAGGCTGTGCGTCCCTACGAGGAGGCCGACCTTTCTCGCCGTCGTCGTCTCGACGCCATCCACCGCGTTCTCGGCTCCCTCTGAGGTCAACCCATGGCGTCTCGTCGTCAGCGTTTCTCCGTATCGCAGACGAAGCGCCGCGATGGCACGTTTCGCGACGTCGACCTCGAGGACCGTGTCGCGCCGCTGACGCGCCCCGACGGCGAGGTCATCGAGCGCAAGATCACGGCGCGCGGCCTGTTCCTCGAGGCCGAAGATGCGTGGCGCGCGCATGCCGATCGGCGGTTCTCGCAGGCTGTGTTGAACGAGCGTTTCATCAGCGGTGATCAGCAGTGGGGCATCGACGCAAAGCGCGGGCCGTCTGAACTCGTCGTCGAGTGGCCGGCATGGTTGCCTCGCACGCAGCGCAACCTCATGCGCAACCTGCACATGACCAACGTCGCGCGCGTGACGAAGGGCGACCCGTCGGTCAAGGCGTGGGGCGGTGACGGAAGCGCCGGCGACGTCGGCAGCGCCGAGATCGCGAACGCCCTCATCTACTCCATCCGAAACAACAACGACCACCGCAAGGTCATCAGCCGCGCAGCGTGGACGTGTGGCGCGCAAGGCGCCGCTGCGTTCTATGTCACATGGGACGCCGCGCGCGGGCCAAAGGGCGTGGATGGCCGGCCGCTCGGCGACGTGTGCCTCGAGCAGTTGCAGATTTTCGATTGGTTGTCCGACGGAAGCGAAGACCTTGGCGAATCCGAGTACGTCGCCGTCCGACGGTGGATGCGCAAGGAGGACGCCCACGCACGCCTGCTTGCGACCGGAGAAGACCTCCCCGAGCCTGCGCCACAGGCGATCAAGACGCTGTGGGGTGAGGGAATGTCCCGCGTCGAGGCGTGGGAGTATTGGCACCGTCCCTGTGAGATGATCCCACGTGGCCTCTTCTGCCTCTTCATCGGCGGCCACGTCGTCGAGGTCACGGACTACCCCTACGAGCATGGCGAGCTGCCGGTGCACGTCTGGAAGTGGGCCGATCTGCCCGACAGCCCTCATGGTGCGACCCCATGTGACGACGCCGTGCCGTTGCAGGCGCACCTCAACCGCCTGCATTCGGCGTTGGCGTTGCTGACGTCGAAGGCGGCGCGCTGGACGAAGGTCATCACGTCGCCGTCGATCGCGAAGCAGTGGAACGCGGACACACAGGTCATCGGGGAGCCTGACGAGAAGGCTTGCGCTGGCACGCAGATCATCGGCCCGCCGCCACCGCCGGCGCTGCTCTACACCCAGATCGAAGAAGCCGAGCGCATGCTTCGCGAGGTCTATGGCGTCAACGAAGCCGTCGTCGGCAGCGACGCCTCGCAGACGAAGAACGCCCGCATGCTCGCGTATGTGACGGAGCTTGACGCGCAGAAGTTGGCGCCGACCGTCGTGGCGCGCGACCACGCGTTGCTGGGCGTGTACCGCCAGTGCCTCGCTCTGTGGCGCCAGTTCGTGAGCGAGCAGCGCACCGTGAAGATCATTGGCGAAGCCGGCATCCCCGCGCTGCTGTCTTTCTCCGGTGCTGACCTCGCCGGCGTCGACGTCTACCTCGAGCCCGCCAGCGGGAGCGACAACACCAAGGGTGCCGCCGCCCTCGACGCGGAACAGGCCGCGCAGGCTGGCCTCATGGACCCGGCGCGCGCGGGCGAGCTTCGCAACACCGGCCAGACGCAGACGCGCTTTGAGGCGCTGGCCCGCACGCTGGTGCGGCGTCAGATCTCCGACGCTGCAGCCGGCTTCGGCGCGCAGCCTGACCCGTCGATCCCGCCGCAGGTGGCCATCGAGGAGATCGGGCTCGCGCTCGAGCAGGCGCAGGGCAACCAGGTGGCGACGCCAGCGCTCATGGCGCTCCTTGCCGCCTATCAGCAGGCCGCGCAGCAGTTGCAGGCCCCACAACCCACGGGCACGACCGAGGCGCCCGACGCAACCCCGGAGTTGACCGCATGAACCGCTCTGACTTCCTCGTCACCCTCTGCGTCGTGATCGTCATCGGGGCGCTGTCCGCCCCGAAGGTGCTGTCCCTCGCCAACCCGATCCGCGACCTCAAGAACACCGCCGTGGTGTGTGGCGCCACGGGCGACCCCGAGGTCATCGCCCCGACCGGGTCGCCGGCCAGCATGTGCATCCAGAACAGCTCGGCGACGTGCGTGCGCATCGGTGGCGACGGCGTGACCACCGCGACCGGCCTGTCGATCGGTGACGCATGCCCGGCGGGCAAGGTGTTCTGCGCCGACATGAACCGCGCGTGGTGTGAGAGCGAGAGCGGCGACGTGACCGTGCAGGTCATCTACGGGAGCAACTGAGATGCTTGCACTCGCGCTGTTTCTCGCAACGTCGTCGATGAACGCGAGTGCTGACGCTCGCGACATCGGCATGCGCCTTCCTGTTGCCGGTCCCACCTCCACCGTCACCCTCGACGCCATGCCCTACACCCGCACGGTGACGTGCGGGTCGTACACGCTCACCGGCACGTTCACCGGCTCCACGCCGACGTGGTCCGCCTCGCCTTCGGGTGCGTCCGGCTCGTGCAGTGACGACGGCGGTGGCGCGTTCTCGTGCGTCGTTGCGGTGTCGCCTGACGCCACGGGTGAGGGCGTCGAGACGGTCACCGTCACCAACGGCGCCAGCGATGCCGTTGACATCGGCTTCTACGTCTCGGGGGCGCATAGCTGCTTTTTGAGCCAGAGCGTCGACGGCAGCTACAACGCGACGCTGGCCGACTTGGACGCGGTGGCGACGTGGGAAAACGTGGGGTCCAGCGCGCTGGACGTGACGCAGGGGACGGGTGCTGCGCAGCCGACGTTCCGCACGGGCATCGTGGGCGTGCAGCCGGTGGTGCGGTGTGGTGGTGGGGATCGGGTTGCGGCGTCGACGGCGAGTGATTGGATTTTCATGGGCAACGGGACGGACGCAACCCAAGAGGTCAACGTCAAAAGCAACAGCGCTGCGGTTGGTATTTTTATGTCGACAACGGCGGCGGATAATACCACGGCACAGTCGTGGATATTCTCTCGTCTGACGGCAGCAGTGCAGGCAAGAATCAACGGAGCAGCACTTGCGGTCTTGTCGACGTCAGGATCGATCCTGACAACGACGCTATTTGAAGGCCTCACCGCCGTCATCGACGACAACGGTGGAGCAGGTGTTGACTCCTACGTCTACAGGAACAGCATTCAAGCTGCGAGCGCCGCCTCGACGTCGGCATATGCGACGTCGGCTAGCGCACCGCTCAATCTGTGTGCATCAGGAAACGGCTCATTCCCTCTCACTGGGGACATTTTCTCGGCGCGTATCTACCAGTCTGCGTTGACTGAGACACAGCGGACGATCAACAAAAAGGTAGACGACTGGGCGCTAGGCCGAGAAACGTGGCTTGTTGTTGGTGATAGTCTGTCCGCTGGCAGCGGAGGTGTGACGACGTGGCCTGCAAAGTTGCAGACAACGGCGGGGGAGACTGTCCTGATCGTCAACGTGGCGGTGTCAAACAGCACCGCGTCACAGATTCTCGCACAGTGGACCGCAAACAAGGACGTTGCGCCGACGAAGGTCTTTGTTCTCGGAGGCATAAACGACATCGCCGTCAGCACGTCCGCAGCGACGGCCTACGCATCACTCGCAACCATCTACAGCGAGGCGGCGGCACTTGGTGTCGAGGTGATCGCCATGCCAACGCTTCCATTCGGAAATGCGGCATCGTGGACAGCCCCGAAGCAGGTCCAGCTTGAGTTGCTGGAGGCCTCGATCCTCGCTGACGGCAACGTCGACGTCATCATCAACTTCTACGACCTCATGGGCCAGCCGGGCACACCTGAAGACCTCGCCGCCATCTACGATAACGGCGACGGTATCCACCCGAATGCCGCCGGCACCACCTTCATGGCTGACGAAGTCGCCACAGCATTGGGGCTCTGACATGAGGCGCGCAACCATCACCGCTGCCATCGCTGCCGTCGTCGTTGCCGCAGGCATCGCTCTGTCTCCCTCCGACCTCCTTGAGGACATCCGCACCGACGCGGAAGTCGGCGATGAGGTGGCGGTCCTCGTGTCGCTGGGCCACCGAATCCCCGTCAGCGCCCGCCCTCCCGAGTCGCGCCGGTCTGTGGCTCTCGTGCTCACGGTGCCCGTGGCTGCCGCTGCTGCGTTCGACGAGGCGTGGCCGTCTCTCTACTGCCGCAACGTGCGCAACGACGCCCTGCGGGCATCCTGCATCGCCGCGCAGTCCGGCTCCCGCTCCACCGCGCTCTGCGTTGGCGGGCAGGTCGCTGGCCACGTCGTGCGAATCCAGGCGACGCCGGACCTCGCCGAGCGTGCGAAGGGCCTCGCGGCTGCTGGCGTGACGCTGGGTGAGCCGCCTGCGGAGTGGGTGGCGTGTGAGCAGTGAGGTGTTCACGCCATGCACACGTCCCGACGACGTGTGCAAAAAGGGGCCGAAAATGAACGTGTGGGCCAGCGTCTCGGGCGGCGGACCCGCGATCACCTACCTCGCCGGTGGAGCCGCAGCCACGGCGAGCAAGTGCCGCGTGCTGGGGTGGAGCGGGGCGTCAGCCGGCGCCATCGT